TGTCGGAATAAATCCCGGTTCCACTGATTTACCTGGTTATTGGGCAGCAGGTAAATTAAACAGAGATATGTTTTTAAATCTAAGGGTGAAATTATGGTGGTGCTTGAGGCTTAAATTTAAAAACACATATCAGAGAAAAAACGGAATAAAAAATCACCCGGATGACCAATGCATTTCAATTCCTAATGACAATCAGCTTATTTTAGAATTAACACAACCGCTGATATATAGAAATGAAGCGGGAAAATTACAGTTAGAATCTAAAAAAAATATGAAAAGACGCGGCATAAAATCAGGTAATAAAGCGGACAGTCTTATGCTTACCGAATTTAAACCGAGAGTTGTTTATGTTGCATAGGAACCGTTTTAAATTTAACCTTGTAAATATCGGAAAAATTTATGATAATAATCAGAAAATTCTATCTATTATGTTGTCAAAGTATGTATCTTTTTTATTTGTCTTTGTTTAATTTAACACTGGCCTATTTTGTTTTTATACTCGAATGGGCATTCGGCGGGGTCGGGGTTGTAAAATGTTAAAAAAACTATTCGGAAAAATATTCAAAAGAAATTATGCAATATCTCAAATTCATAATATAAAAACGGCGACGCCTGTTTATTCTAATTGGTCCTTAACGAAGTCAGTTAAAGAGGGATATCGTTCTAATGTTTGGGTTTATAGGTCTGTCAATTTAATCGTTAGGAATATATCTAATATACCGTGGAAAGTTAAAAAAGATTCGGTTCATTTACCTGACCACCATTTGTCTAAATTGTTTAAAAGGCCGAACCCCGCAATATCATCCAATGACATTTGGGAGCTGTTTATATCTTGGCTTGAATTGGCGGGCAATTCATATGCGTATAAAGTAAAGGTAAAAGATCAAACAAGGGAATTATGGCCTATATCACCTGATAGAATATTACCTTTAAAATCCCCGGATCTTACACAGTGGATTGCAGGATATGTTTTAGATAAGGACAATAAAGAAAGTAAAAAAAATTTTCTACCGGAAGAGATTTTACAGCTTAAATTTTTTAATCCTGCTAACCCCTTAATCGGCATTGGCCCTTTGCAGGCCGCGTCTAAAGTCGTTGACATAGACAACGATCAGACAGACTGGAACAAGTCTACAATGCAAAACAGGGGAGTTATTGACGGTGTTTTTACGTTTGAGCGCGAATTCGAATCAATACAAGATGCGGATGCAATTTCAGAAGCTTTAAATAAAAAATATGGAGGTTCATCCAATGCGCGTAAATTGGCTGTTTTGGGCGGGAATGCAAAATATCATAGAACAGCTATGACACCTCAAGAATCGGATTTTTCGAGCGCTAGAAAAGACAACAGGAACGAAATTTTTATCGCGTTTGGGATACCGCCGCAATTGGGCGGCAGTCAAGATGCTTCAACTTATAATAATTTTGAAGTCAGTATATTAATATTTTGGTTTACCACTCTAATCCCGATTTTAGAAGATATAAAAAGTCAGCTTAATTTTGATTTTCAAGATGAATTAAAAGAGGGGGAAACGATTTCTTATGATTTGTCAGGAGTCAAAGCAATCAGAAAAGCGGTTTTAGAACAGGCGAAAACGGCCGAAATCCTTTTCAATATGGGCGTTCCGTTTGATCAGATTAATAAGGTTTTCGATTTTGATGTAGAAGAATTCGAGGGGTGGGAAAAATCGCATGTAAAAGGCGAAAACAAAAACGATGTTGAGACAGAAACGCAGAATAGGGATGATTATTCATCGAATAAAAAATTTGGATTAGTAGAAAAACGGGCGGAAGATACCGAAAAAGAAATTGAAAAGCAATCAGAAAAGAATCAAGCGGTTTTTTATGACCTGTTGCAAAAATGGGAATCCATAGTTTTCAAGGCAATAGATAAAAATCAGGGTCAGGATGTCGAAACTAAATTAGCGGACACAAAAGAAGATTGGCTAAAAGGTCTTTATTCGGTCGTTATTGATACGGGCTTAAAATTCGGTATGGACATTATTGATAAACAACAAAGGGCGGCTGAAGATGAATTGACCAAGGCATTAAATCAATACCTTGATGAAGAAAATTTTATTTTAACCGAATTCAGTCTTATCGCTCAGTCTACGGTTGACAATGTTTTAAAGCATATTCAGGACGGATTGCAAGAGGGGTATTCATCCGCTCAATTACAGCAATCTATATATGATTCTGGCGTTTTTTCTGAAATGCGGGCATTGAGATTGGCCCGTACAATAACGGGCAATGCCGCAAATTTGGGTCAGTTTCAGGGTGCAAGATTGACAGGCGCGACAAAAAAAACATGGAAAACGGCATCCTTTGGGGTTCGTGATTCGCATCAAGATATGGATAACGTTACCGTAGATATAAATGATTTTTTCGTTGTCGGCGGAGAATTGGCCCGATATCCGTTAGACAACAGATTGACACCGGCCGAACGTGTTAATTGCAGATGTACTCTTGTTTATAGCGTGGAATAATAAAAATATAAGGAGTCAAACTCATGAGTAAATTAAAAAACATCTTAGAAAAAAGGGAGTCGGCAGAAATCCGGGCGGACGATGAAAAAAAGGGCATCGTCAAAGCGTATTTAACGAAGTGGGGAACGGTTGACAGCTACAATACCACTTTTATTCGAGGTTCTTTCAAAAAAACATTTGAACAGCGCAAGGACAAAATCAGAGTCTTGTGGAATCATGACGAATTGGCCGGAAAATTGTTGGAAGCGCGGGAAGACGATACAGGGCCGTATGTTGTTGTTCAGCTTAACCTTGAAACAAAAGTCGGCAAAGAAGCATTTGAACACATAAGGGCGGGGGATATTACCGCCTTTTCTTTCGGATTTAATCGGTTGCAGTCTAACGTCAATTCAAATGGAGTTACAGAAATAACCGAAGTTCGTTGTATCGAAGTTTCACCAGTCGTTTTTGAGGCGAATTCAGAAGCTAAAATCATTGAAATCAGGGCGGAAGATTTCAGTGAAACCGTTGATATTAACGTGTTGAGGCGCAGGGGATGGGAGTTGATTGATGCTCTTATAGAAACTATTAATGACATTACATGGGGCGGCAAAAGCAACGATGAAATCTTATCAAAAACCGATATGGCAATTGCGGATTTTCATATGGCTTATATCCAATGGCTTAATGATTATTTGATGCAGTTTCGAGATAACAAAGAAGCATTGCGGGAATTAAGAAAAACTTCCGATCCTATAAAAAACGCATTGAGGGAAATGGATCAGGATGAATTGCTTTCAAACACCCCATTAACCAAAGATGAACTGGAATATTTGAAACGGGGTGAATTATTACCTTTTGAATCCAGAAAAAAATTGTCGGATCTTCCGGAAAAAATCCGAAGAGCCCACCAAGAAAAACGTTGCGAATCCGTTTTCACAATTTGCAACGAGTTAAGGGATTCAGGGTTAAGCGAGTTGGAAACCAAAAGGATAGAATCTTTATTGTCATTAAATAAGCGCGGCAAAGAAGAACACGGATTCGAAAAGCTTACAAATTTTATTGATTCATTATCACTTTAGGTTTCTTTTTTTTAACTGACAATTAATGGAGGGTTTAAAAATGCCTGAAAAAAAAGATTTGGATTTAGTTATTGAGAAGATCAACAAAAAGTTCGAAGAGTTTAAAAAAACGAACGATAAGGCCGATGAGGAACGTTCGGCGCGGAACGGTAAGGCTTTGGCGGAAACGCAGGAAAAGCTTGAAAAAATCAATTCTGATATTACTGAATTGAGAAAAGAGCAAAACCGGCTTGAAAAACGTTTGAACCGTCCGAAAGTTAAAAACGATATCGAAATTACCCCCGAAATGGAAGTCCATAAAAGAGCATATGAAAAATACATCCGTTACGGGAACGGGGAAACAGGCCAGGGCCAATTCTCGGAAGAAGAGAAACGGGCATTAGCGGGTACATCCGATACTGACGGACAATTTTTGGTTCCGATCGATTTTGAAAGCGAATTAATCATGAACGCTTATGATCTGGCGGCTATACGTCCTTTATGCCAAGTCGGAACCACCTCACGCGATGTTGTTCAATTGGGGGCATTAAGTAAACCAACTGTTGCATGGGGAAAACGAGCTATCGCAGTTACGGAACAGACCCTTGATACGGGCGGGTTGCAAGTTCGTATTTACAATCTTAGGGCTTTGACTTTGATTTCAAACGACACCCTTGACGATGCAGACGCGGATATTATGGGCGAGTTAAGAGATGCTTTCGAAATGGCGTTGGCCGAGGCTGAGGACGATGCTTTTATTGCTGGCGCGGATGCTGATACACCTCCGGGAATTATGGCAAATGCAACAGTATTAGCGCGGTATAAAGCAACCGGCGTTGCTGATGCGATCGCGGACGCTACACATAACGGCATGGATGCAATACAACAAATGTATTACGGCGTTAATGCTAAATATCGCAGAAACGGTACATTCGCTATGAATTCAACTACCGAGGCTCTTTTTCGGGCGTTGAAAAACGGCGAGGGTGATTATTATTGGGAACCTTCTTTGCAGGCGGGAACCCCGGTTTCTCTTATGGGGCGGCCTGTTGTGAACCCGGAAGGTATGTCCGATGTTGCGGCGGGATCATATCCGGCTGTTTTCGGCGATTTCAGGAGCGGATATAAAATCAGGGATCGGGCAGGCATGACAATGACCCGTTTAGTTGAAAGATATGCTGAATATGATCAAGTCGGCATCCTGATTAAAAAGAGAACTGGCGGACAGGTTACTTTACCCGAAGCTTTTTGTCCGCTCAAGGTCGCGGCATCTTAAAAAACGGCTAAGGCGATAACCTAATTGTAAACATTAATTGCGAGGTAAAAAAATGAAATTAAAATATTGGGGTTTTTCGCTCCTTATTCTGTTTTTTCTTCTTTCCGCTTCTTTAATTTTTGGGGCGGAATACAACAGGCCGAGCGTTAAAACCCAAAAGTTGTATCTTAACAATGTGCAAGTAACGGCTACGGCGGCTGAGATTAACAAAACTGACGGCTTGGATTCAGGTGATATTGTTACGTCTACGAGTTCAACGACTATGACAAATAAAACCTTGACCAGTCCTGTTATTAATACACAAGTTACTGGAACCGCTATATTGGATGAGGATAATATGGCCTCCAATAGCGCGACGCAATTGGCCACCCAACAATCAATTAAGGCATATGTTGATAGCGGTAAAAATATTTTAGTTCAGGGTGAGATTATTGACGTTAGTTCGGCGGCATCTTCTTGGACCATATCGCCGGTTGCGGGCGATCTTGTCGCGGCATATGTGGTTATTGATGGCGCCATTACTGTTGGCGATGCTTCGGTAACTTTCGAAATTGGAGGGGTTGCCGCTACCGGCACGGTTACGGTCGCTTTTTCCGGATCGGGCGCGGGATCAGTTTTTAGCCAGACGATATCCGGAACAAATACGGTAACAGCGGGGCAGGCGATAGAAATAATTACTGATGGTGGTTC